AGCATTATCTTCTTTTCTTAAAATCATTTTTGTATCAATTTCGTTAGTTAACTGATTTTTTAATTGTTTATAAGTGTAAGACATAATTAAAGCTCCGCATCAAATTTACAAAATGCACTACCGCTATCATCTAAGTATAATATCCCACCACTCGCAACTGTATTTGTTGAATAAATTGCAACTCCACGAGTATCTGGCTGAAAAAAGACAGGATCACCAGCATAACCACCAGAACTAGTGAAAGTACCAGAAAATGAACTTGTAGGTGCTGCTCTTTTTTCTACTTCAAAACTATGAAAAT